CTAAAAGCGACATGCCAAGAAAAAATACACATATATTATCTTTTGTCAGTATATCTTTCATAGAACTACCCCCATTTGCCGTGATGTAAAACATCTTCGATACCATCAATTCTATGATGAGCTGATTTAGTGCTTTCCTCTGTTCTGACTAACCTAGAATCCATTTCATGCTGAGAACTCTGCATTTCACGCAAAGTTCTATTAAGCTCTTTAATTGATGTATTAATAGGCTTTAAAAAAACATATGAAAACACACTGCCAATAAATGACATTATGATAGTCATTTGAACAATCATTCCGATTGAATCCATGCTACCACCTCCGTACATCTTTTTTTGATAAAAGCAAACAGGGATAACCGGTAAAACCCAATCACCCCTGTTGTCAGTATTCAGTTTAGTAATGGTCAGCCAGCAGAAATTTCGTCTTTTTCTTTTGCCTTATCGTATTTGACGCATTTACCATTTTCGTCAATCTCGTAGCCGTCAGCTGCCAAGATGGTGTCAATATCATCTTTGTACTTCGGGAACTTTTTTACAACTCTGTTATAATCGAGTTTCCCCATTTCAATTCTCATTGCTAAATACGGTGCCATAATAAAATCACAATCCTTTCTGTAGTGAAAATTAATTGATAGTATCTGAATCACTTGTATCACTGTCCATAATGAAACAATCCAGTGCTTCTGACATTATATTTAACTGTTCCTGCAATTCTGCAAACTGTTCAGCAAGTGTTGGTTTTTCTTTTTCTGCTTCTTCCTGCTTTTTAGCGTCCGCCTGTGCTTTTACATCAAGCTGGTGTGCTTTGATGTAGTCTGCATTATCAGCGTCAAGCCAATACTTGCCTTGCGCTTCTGCTGGTTCTCTGTCGGTAAAAGCGTAGTTGTGCAAATTATGAGCAGTAGCAAAGTTCAAAAGCGTTTCAGGAACATCACTCTGACAGTGAAAATTAATCGTGCCATCACTGTTATTTGTATACAGATATAGCATTAAGTATTCGCCTCCCCTGCATTATAGTTTATTTTATAGCTGCCATCAGTTAGCAGCTTTACTTCCAGTACATCAGAATTAGGATAGCTATATGTTGCGTCAGTACCGTATACGGCTTTATTCCAAGGTGCTTTTTTATCTGCTACTATCGTTAATGCGGTTACGGCGCAATTGTCAGCTACGTTAGTTTCAGCAAGTGCGTAAGCTATGGCAAATCCTTTCATGCCAAGTTCTGCTATTTTAGCTTCAGGAATGTTTGCGACTTCGCTTGCGTCCATTGCGTTAGTTGAAAAAGTATTTACGTCTGTAGCGTCCACATTTTGCCATGTAGCCGTTTCTTTGTTATAGGCTATATAAGTAGTCAAGTCTTTAGTAAAAGCCACTTTGACGCTTGAATTAGATGTTGTGGTGGCTGACGTTACCGCTATACTATGTACTATTTCATACCCGCCTAGATTTATCAGCTTTTTAGGAAGTACAAGCTGGTCTTTCGGTACTGCTGAAACGGTACATTCGACTAAATTATTATCTTCCGAATAGGTTAATACTTTGAATTTGCCGATAGTTTTTAGCTCATCAATAGTTGGTGTTTCGCCGTTCGTGGCAGTAAAGAGTGCTACTTTTTCTTCATCAGACAAGGCGTTCCAATCGGGGGCTAACTGTTGAAAAGTTCCGTTACTCATACCGTACACCGCCCCCACCGTAGTAGACAAGTATACCTGATTGATGATTGTGAAATAATGGTTAGGCGGTGTAAAATTGTTATTCCATAAAGCTTTATTTAATATGACAAAATTATCTATTACACCACTTGTATGAAAATCACTTAAATTTACAGAAGAATAGTCAGAACCAATGCACATATTGTTAAGTGATGTTAATAGCACTGTTTCGGATAATTCAAGACATAATTTACCATCTACAAATACTAACTGTGTATCATTTTTGCATGTTATAGCTATATGATGCCATTCGTTATTTACAACATTAACTCCTAAACTATAAACCTTACTTACCCCGTCTGTAATATAAGCAGTAGTCGAACCGTCGCGAGAAGTATAAAACAAAAGTTGTTTGCTTTTGCTATAGAGTGCAACCGCTATAGCATTTTTCGTCAATTCTTTTGAGCATTTAAACCATAAGCTGACAGTATATTCTTGCGGTGCAACGAAATTATCGCTATCTTTAATGATTTTTATAGCATTAGTACCATCTAATTTTATTGCGCTGCCACCAAAAACACCTTGTTCTTTTGCTATCTGATTACCGTAATTTTCTAATGTACTACCGTTTAAATCTACTACTTTATTATTTTGATATTTCAGATTAAACAAAAACTTAGCACTCATTCTTTACACCCCCATACTGCGTTATTTTCTTTCCATTCATATTTTTCGATTTCATCTTTAGTAACGGATTTATCAAAATGCAGACAACATAATGTGTGTTTGTCTATTTTTCCCACTTTATACGTCCACCCCTTCCACGCTTTTATATGTGCTAAAATCTATTTCATCTGACTGACTTATATAACCAGCACTGCCTAAAGCTACGGGTATAGTCATTGCTACGTTATAATTGTTTTTCAGCTTCAAACCGTTGTCACCAAATTCTACGCCGTTCTCATGTGTAAACTGCGCTTCGTCACTAGCTGAAAAGTCGTTAATCTTAACCGATGCATTCGTTTCCTGCGTTCCAGCTTTTAGTATTTCAACTGGTGGCAAGCATAATGACGGCGTATTGTTTATCGCTATTGATACGGTTTTAGGTGCAGTGATATTCTTTTTCGTTATCTGAGAATAACCACTGTTTGAGCCGATAACTGTTTGGTCACTGTCAACTTTTTTCCAATAGTTCTTGGCTAAATCTGCTTCAAAACTGCTTGACGGCGTATGAGTGACTAGGCATAAATAAAGTGACTGGTCATAAGTAACCAATGACTTATTAGCTACGTACTGTGTTGTATCTGCGCTCCAAGGTTCAGCCGTTGTCGTTGTCTGCCCGCTTGAATTACCGACCTCTTTCCAATTGCCAGCTTTTAAGTCTGCCGTAAAATCATTTGACGGTTGATGTGTTTTTATGCACAAATATAGTGCGTCATTAATCGTTACAAGTGATTTATTAGCTACATACTGTGTTGTATCTGCACTCCAAGGATTAACGTTGCAGTCAGCTTTAGTTGCTATTGTTATATCCGTGATAGTTCCGTCACCTTTAGTAAATGTAAGCTTGTTTTCACTGCTTGCCACCGATGAAATATAATCAGTTATCGGATTGCCGTTGGCATCATTAATAGCTTTATCTATCGAGCCTATAAATTTATCTGCCGTTACTTGTGTAAAAGTTACTGCCGTTTTCAGTTTTGCATAACCGCTTAAATCAATTTGTGATGAACTTCCGCTATCACCTGATATTTTTGCCCCAATGCGTTCCCATTTATTTCCTGTCCAAACAAATTTATCGCCCGACCGTATGTTGTTGGCAGTATCATCGTTAAGAACGTTGTAAACATCACCTATTAGTGCATTTACAGGCAAATCAGCATAATTATCTACATCGCCTTTATATACCATTTGATTAGCTTTGTTGGCAACTAATTTATTAGTATCGTCTAAATATTGCTTTGTTTGATTTTTATAATTTTCAATAGCCAGCTTGTCCGCTTTTACATCATTTTGAATACCTACGACATTCTTTTGAACGACTAACACTGTTTGTGTGTTGGTTTCAACCGCTTTTGTGTTTTCGGCAACCTGTTTAGCGTCTCCTGCAACCTGCAACTCACTTTTTTTAGCTAAAAGTGCCCATGATTTAGCCGACTGTGTTAAACCTGTGCTTGAATCATTGTCAGAGTTATTATCAGGAGAACTTTTAGACATTGCCCATGCTTTTGATGTTCCCGCCCATGATTTTGAACTTTGAGTGTGACTAGTAGGAGAATCGGCATCTTTTTTATCGTCAGGCGAATTACTAGACATTGCCCATTTCTGCGAATCAGCCTTGCCTTGCAATGCCCATGATTTAGCTGACTGTGTTTTGCCTGTCTGCGAATCAGTATCATCTTGATTGTCGGGAGAATCACTAGATACTGCCCATTTTTGAGAATCACGCTTACCTTGTAAAGCCCATTCTTTAGACGATTTACTTTTACCTGTGTCAGAATCAGTATCATCTTTGTTATCGGGAGAATCACTAGATACTGCCCATTTTTGAGAATCACGCTTACCTTGTAAAGCCCATTCTTTTGATGATTTTGATTTGCCTGTATCTGAAGCAGTATCATCTTGATTGTCAGGAGAATCACTAGATACCGCCCATTTTTGCGCTAATTCCGCAAAATTATTACTATTATCCGCATACTGTTTAGCGTTATTTTCTGACTGCAACGCATGGTCTGCCGATAGTGCGCTTGCTTCCGCTTCTGTTTCAGCTTTTTTAGCACTTTCACTTGCATTAGTTTCCGATGTTTTAGCATTGGTTTCTGAGGTTTTGGCGTTTGTTTCTGAGGTTTTAGCGTTTGTTTCTGATGTTTTGGCGTTGCCTGCCGATGTTTTGGCTTCCTTAGCAGCATTGATAGCCATCGTTGCGCCCGATGGATTACCCCAGTTAGGGTCTTGCTTCATTTCATTGTATGCAGATTTTATTTCGGCTAACATTTTCTGAATTTGCGTATCATTATAATTGGCGTATAAATACCGCAAGTTCTCTGCTATCACATCATAAAGCCCACGATTATCTTTAGTTGTAAAAGCAGATTTTTTCGATACAACACCTTCCTGCGTTATGTTGTCATCAGCGTCTCTTTGCTCTAAATATTGAAACCCATCATTTTTCACATTATCACCTCACTATAGGAATATTTTTATCAGTAATAGCTTATTATTTTCAAGGTAGGTTCCATTACAACGGACAAGCTGAATGGAGACTTGCTTGAACAAATTGGAAAAATTAATGCAGACGATATTAAGGTTTACGTTGACATATCTACAGAAGAAACTTTTGACGCAAACGAAGGTGATGGGGGTATTTATGGAGATTATTATTACGATAATTATGCTAAAGTGAAAGAATGTGTTTGTTTTCACTTTATATACAAAGGGCAAATAATACCATACGAATTAATCATAAGTTATACAGAATTTATGGTAAGAGGTAGTTCACAAAATGCAGGTTTTTATGATGATTTATGTGGTGCAGGTGAAAAAGACTACGATAAAACTTTTTATGAAACAGACAAAAATTTTATTTTTTTTAAAGCTAAAAAGAAATTTATTGCTTTTAGAGGAAATGTTGACGATGTTATTGTTTCGTTTAATTAGGTTAATGGTGGAACGTATGACGGATAATATTTACCTTTAGAATAAAATTCGTCCTCGTCAAAACCTAAAGCTAGGAGAGTATGAGCCTACTAAAATATCAAGTCTTATGAGTTCTCTCAATAATGGGCAATGCTCTACCCATATATTTTAAAATATATTTTTTACAGGAATTAGATAAGTATTCGTTATTGAACCAGTATTAGCATTATTATACCTTGGTTCATAAATTTCAATAATATCATCTTTTTGCACATAAAAATCAGCACTATTATAGAGGTATTTTTCTATCCAAGAACTACTTTCATCCATATACGATTTTTCATAATAACTCGATGGTTGAGATATATTACATATTTTACCGTTTATTTTAACTACTAATGTATCTTCAAACAATAGTGGTATTATTATTTTACCTGTATTAGTCACACTTACGGTTATTTTATTTACCCAAGTTGCCTGTAGCCCAGTATCGTCTCTAATTCCTCTTTGATACAAATAATTCGGCATATCTTTGAGCATAATTTTTCTTGAATAGTTTAATAATGGTACTCCAGTATTTTTTTTCAATTCTTCAATATCAGCAAACGCCTTATTAAGTTGTTCAAGCAAGTCTCCATTCAGCTTGTCCGTTGTAATGGAACCTACCTTGATTGCGTCTGCCGTTATTGCATTGCTTGCTATTTTATCTGCCGTTATTGCACCCGAACTTATTTTATCTGCCGTTATTGAGCCAGCTGCCAGCTTGTCCGTGGTAATACAACTAGCTTTCAGCATACCACGAATAATTACATCATCATCAAAAAGTGTCTGCCCTGTAATATGAAGGTATTTGCCGTCAATTGTAGTACCTTGCGGTGTCATATTAATCTGATTGATTATATCACCCTTCTGTACTCTCAAATTAATTGCGTCCTTCATTTGAGCTATAGCAGAATATTCTTTGCCTGCTTTTTCAGGGTCATTCAAGCTGGTAACAATGTGAGTAATCCTATCTGCCTGCTGGTTAATACTACTGCCTAATTCTTTTTTTGCGTCCGCAACGGTAGTAGTAATTCTATTATTCGTTTGTATGAATTGTGACGCTGTTTTAGTGCCTAAATCAGTTATAGTATTTTGTAACATTTTATCGGTTTTAACCAATTCGTTAATGTTCTTATTTATCCCTAAAATACTGTTTGCATTATCCTGCGTTTGCTTAACTGCGTCATTAATGACTTTATCCATTTTGTTTATTGAAAGAGTGCCGTCCTTAATCCATTCAGGATTAAAGTAAGGCTCTATAGTTCCTTGTACCATGTCAGAATGATAGCCGTCACCAAATACATCATAATAGCACGCTTCTACATCATATATTCCAGCCTTGCTATTACCAAACGTATAATGAGTATTTTTACCAATATCAACCGTACTAGAAAAGTTTGTATTCGTAAAGAAAAGTCTTATGCCGTCCGTACCTGCAATAAGTGGCGATACATCTACATTAAACGATAAGAACGCCTTGCCAATAGTTACTTTTTCAGGCTTTGCTGGTTTTGGATAATCGTATGTTATTTCAGCAGGAATTGAATACTGTTTCTGAGTATTTACTGCATAAAGGTAAATCATATCTTGTCTATTTTTTAAATCTACTGTCACATGATTAGCTTTTGTTTTTGCTAACAATCCTGTAATTTCGCCTTTATTAGTGTTGTTACGCAACTCATAGTAATAAATATCAGTATTGGTTACATCGTCCCAAGAGAACTGAAAACCATTTTGTAACGAAAAATTCTTTTTAAAGTTTTGTGGTGTGTTTGGTATTTCTGTTCTAGCTTTAACTTCAACCGTTTCATAATAAGCGTCATCATCACTGGTCACTATTCCATACTTTGTACGACTTACCAATTTTATTTTATAGGTATCGCCAATTTGTGCAGCAGGGATTGTAATTCCTGTTGTTCCGTCACCTGCATAACGGTATTCAGCATCAAAACCTAATTCATCAGCTGGTGTATCGTATTGGATATTGTTAATAAAGGTCATATCCATGTGATTAGTTTTATAGTACAGTAAAGCGTCTTTAACATATCCGTCTTGTGGAAGTTCAAATTCAAAGTTAATGTCATAGCCAGTAGTGCCGTCAATATAACGTCTATATACAATGTTATGAGTAACATTAGTTGGTGGCATTGGCGTTCTAGCAGTTATTTTGCCATTTACTGTATATTGATAGGCTTTAACTTCCGATAACTCTTGTTCTTCTGAACCGTAAACATTATATGACGTAAACTTGAAATAGAACGTCTTGCCTATTTCGTCAGCAGTAAATGGATATTTTAACATTGCGTCATTACAACGTACGAATTTATCACCGGCGCCGTGCTGGTCTATATGTGAGCCGTACGCTCCACGAACTAAATATGATAAGTCGTACTTGTATGTTTCTTTGAGTTTAGCCGTTTGATATGCCATCAACTCACCATTACACCAAAACAATGTTCGTAAGGCGTCTGCTTCTTCCTGCCTGCCACTAACTAATTCTCCACGCGACATAGTAAGGTCTACGCTTAAAACATTTGTTTTATCAGGGTTATCACCTACTGTCAGGGAATTAGTTGTCACGCCCTGTATTGCAGACTGTTTTATTTGTCCGATACGCTTATATGAATTACCATCCTCCGATACCCATACATTACAACCGCCCCACCATTGATTTTCACCACTAGCGTAAAGCCACAATTCATATCCTGTAGCACTTTCAACCAATTCAATCGGTGCTTCAAACATTACAGGGTTATTTACATTGCCCGCTTCTTGGTTGAAGTTTGTGTTTGCCCTATCAACGTCTTGAGTATCATATTTCGGTGCACTAGTTGTTCCGCTTAGATTATCTTCAAAAGTAATATCAAGTGTAAAATCATCTTCATTTTCTTTGATTTCAACGACACGAACAGAAGTAATTCCTAAATTCGCTAAATCAGACTGCAATGTGCAAACGTCCATAGGTTCAAGCAAAATAAATTCCTGTCCTAGACATACTGTATATGTATTGCGGTTATATAACTGTTTTTGCAGAATAACTTGTGCAACTGCTTGAGCTACACTTTGGTTCATGATTTCATGATGGCTATATGTACCTGCTTGTCTTACGCCGTGGAGTTCAATATCGCCCTCATCGGTAGCATATACAACGTTTGTGTTATAATCATTTGCTCTGTCAGTATGTTCTAAAGGAATTATATTATATGTATCTGCTTGTGAAGTTCTCTCAATAGTAATAGTATCTTCACCTTGATTGATGAAGTCATTATCAGTGAGATTATACATCGGGTCTAACCCGTCATAATAGGGAATTATTTTTACTTTGCCTTGTGAGAAAACATATTCACTATTTGTTGCTTCCATCAAGCTGGTTATAATATCCGAACATGTTATTTGTTCCGTATAAGCAGGAGATAATAACAACTGATTTTTTTCGCAATACTGCCCATAAACGCTTAAATCATCAATCAAAACATCAGGAAAACTTTCGCCGAAAACTGTTGATGTTAGCAGTGTGTAAATAATATCCCTAGGATTAGCGTCCTTGTGGGTATAAGTAACGACTTCGTGAGTACAATTATAGTGAATCCGAATAAATGTAGGGTCTACTCTGTCGTCACCATCTGTTCGGTCATCAAAGTTAAATGTGTATAAATACACGCCTGCTTTATAATTATCATAAGGGTCTTTTTGTTGTTCTATGTCATAAAACTTACTATCCAGCTTTACCCATGAACCCGTGCTTGTCTTAGAATCAAACACGTATTCTTCCACGTATCTATTACTAGCAAAATTACTTATTTCAATTTCTTTGTTATAAGCAAATTGTTGCATTTTTTCTACCGATGGATTACCAAGGTACGATTGACATAATCCAAACACTTCAAAATTCATGTTTGGCAAGCTTGCTTGGTCGCCTAAGTCTAGTTCACCCGCAACATAGGCAGTGCCGTTATATCCTAATGCATGGTCAGGATGTTTCGAGGTCATATATCCCCAAGGTGTTTGTCCTTTTGAGCCATCAAAGAATGTAAGATTTAAAGAATCTAAATCAGTAGTTTTGCTATCTTTCCAAACCTTGCCTACACCTGTTAATGTTCCTTCACCTAAAGCTATCATACCCGCTACTTTATAGGTATAGCTGGTATCTGTCTGCGTCACTCCACCGCCACCTTTACCGCCAGAGTGAGTAGTTGTTGTATGTGCTATTGCGGTAAAATCTTGATAATCTATCAAACAACCCGCAATCATTGAAGTTCCGAAAATCAGATTTAAAGGAACGCCATAAGACGATTGATTGACTTGAAAAGCTGATACCCTGCTTTGAGATGTACTGACATGTGATGAGTGAAATCCCATTATTTACCACCTGCCCATCTTTTCAGACGATACACACCATATAAAGCGTGTTCATATCCTTTCATATTGCTTAGAATAACTCCCTGCCTAGTATAACTATGTATCATCAACTCATCGTCATAAACAAAAGCTGCATGATGTGGCACTTTTGAACCTTTGAATTTATATACTAGAATATCGCCAGCACAACGACTTCCATCAGTAACCTTGTTGCAATATTCCTGTATTTTGATTAAATATCTAGGGACTGCACAGTGGCAAGCAATATCTTCGGGGTAATACGGCAAGTCAACGTGTGGTAATAATTTTGTATTTTCCAATACGCCCAATAAAAAAGTACCGCAATCACAACCGCCCTGTTTTACTCTACCCCCAGTATGGTAGGGGGTTCCTATCCATTCTCTAGCTTCTTTTATAACTGCAATCCGTTCTTCCTGTTCTGTCATGATAACTTCGTACCTCTTAAAGCAACACATTCTTGCACGGCAAAAATGGAAAACCTCTAAAATTATTGATATTCTTATATGCTTCACAAGCCGTCATAGTTTTAGCACAACCTTTCCAAAAGGTGAATCTGTCACCTTCTGATACCTGTATTTTAAACGGTTCAGCAGGAATAGCCTTATTATCCTTAAAGGTTTTTATTGACCGTGTAACGCCAATATTATCACCATAAGTACATATCATAGTGCCTTGGTCAAAAAAACCATCAGGATAATTTTCATTATCACCAAATATAGCTATGGAGTTTTTAGAACTGTCACTGCTTGCTACAATTTCGTATGCAAAATCTTTTTTATTCAGCCCGCACATAGTATCGCAAAATCTGTTTAAGCATGACGGCTTAATTAAGTTTCTAGGCAATTGTGCATTAAGCAAATCCGTAGGTGATTTTACATCTATTGTTGCTTGTGTGAGTTTTACTTCCTGTATATCGCAACGACCAAAAAAGCGACCTTTCAAAACAAAGTCACTTGATATATTAGGCATATTATATTGCCAAGGAATAGGAGAAAACAAACGGTCTATTGAAAGATATGCCCCGTCAAAAGCTCCGCCCTGCAATGCATTAAACCATGTTGTGCCTAATTCAGGTATTTTATCATTAGGATTATAATTTATGGTTAAATCGGTATTTGTGGTTTCTACACCACGCTTTTCATTAATATCGCCATGCTGAATAGTGAAGTGTGAATATTTGTTTCCACCGATTGTTAAGTCGGTATCATGCCCAGTATAAAGTAATATTGTGCCACTATTAAAATACCCGCTATTGTAAGATAAATCCATTTTTAACCAAAATGTATATAATTCTGCGATATACCATGTAGTTCTCTTGCCGTGAATATAATCCAACAACAAGTCATTTAATGCTTGCGAACACTGTTTCACTGATTATCACTCCAACTTGATAGTTTCAAGAATTAATTCTTCTAAATCCCAGCCACCGTAAAAAATTTGTCTAAATTCTGCTTCATCGTTTTGGAAGTGACATCTATAAAACCATTTACCAGTCCATTTTAAAACCGCACCTGCTGCTGGTGGAACTGCAAATGTTATAAGCCCAGTCTTATCCCAAGTCCATGAATACTTACCATGTAATGCTTTATCATCAACATATATTATTGGTGCACTGTTTATTCCGAAAACAGGTTCTGTATAATCACCATAACTACGTGTCAGGCGAAAAGACGTGTGAGAACCATCACCAACACCAAATGCCAGTTTCTCCACACTGTTATCTTCAAACAAAGGGTCTGCATATAAAAAATCTTGTCCCGCCCCGCCTAATTTATTATAAAAAGCCATTAACCTATGAATATCGTCCATTCTGTCATTTTCATCACCTAAATATGAAAACGACAACCCTATTTCGTAATAAGGATAACTGTAGCACTGTAGAAATTTTTTAACTCCGCTTATGCTCTCCTGTACAATGGTATTGAAATGTGGCGTTTTTTTTATAGGATAAGACACGCCACAAAGAGTAGGAAATATTAAATCACTCACGTTATCCCTCCTTGCATACTAAAAAAAGACGTACTATAATGCACGCCTTTTCGATTAATATTACTACTATCATATTATCATTTATTTTCATGATTTTTGTATCATATAAAAAGAAAATCCCTGCCGACATTAGTCAGCAGGGAAATTTTATACTAAACCATTGGCGTTTAAATAGCCGTTACGTATTCCTTTTTTTACTTGTTTTGCCAAGTCACGATTGTAATTTCTCAAAACTCTATCAAAACCTTTAGAATCGACCGTTGATACATTGATACTGCTCCGCACGTGTGCATTAGAAGAATTATTATTGCCGTTAATACCTCCATTGCTTGCAACTGAACGAATAACGCCAGCCTGTTCAGGTGTTAATACCATTTCATTCTTATGAGCATAGATGAGCATATCTTTTTCAATATTACCACCAATATCCATTGAAGGAACAGTAAATGATGTACTTTGTGTTACTGCACTAGGTGTCATGTAATAACTGTCAGGAGAACGCCCTAAATTAACTTCGCTGGTTGACGTTGATGAGCGTGAACCACCACCACCGCCAAATATAGCAGACATTGCCCACATGATAGCCATAGCTGCCAGCATTTGAGTAACCATTGCGCCAATATTTGCTATAACGGTTGATTGTGTTGACGCACTGCTTGCTGCTATAGTTCCATCAGCCGTTACTGCCGATGTAGCACGTACATTGTCGCTAGCAACAGATGTAGTCATCATATTTTGAACCGCCGTATTACATACCTGCTTAGTGCTATTCATACTGGTTTTTATAGTATTGCTAAATCCAGTAAAAGAACGTTGAGCTTGTTTAATGCTCTTTTCAAACATCTTATTATCAAAAATATAGTTGTTATTTTTCTTTTTCTTGCCAAATTTAAGCAAACTCAGCCCGTCACCTAACGAATCAGACATTTTGTTGTTTCCAGCCAATTTTTCACGATTAAAATACCAATTATATTTTAATGGCGAAAGTGTAAAACCTTTAGTGTCAATTGCTGGTTTCAATCCCATGTGTCCAGCCATCGAACCAATAGCATTACCATTGCTTTTATTGCCATATACTGCTTGAGATATTATCTTATGCAGTCTTTTAGCACTATCTTCTGCAAATAACTTGACCACATTTTGCCACATATTTTTGAATATATTCTGCATATTTTCAGCGAATGACCTTGTCCGGTTTATAGTGCTTTCAAAGGCTTCACGCCAGCTATCAACAAAGGTATCAACCGTGCTAATAGTATAACGGTTTTGCATTTCAAAAGTCTGCCGTTCATACTCATATTTTGCTTCATAATATTTTTTATCCAGCGACATTTTAGCTTCAATAGCTTTAGAAGTAGCGTTAATGTCCTTAGATAGCCACATCATACGTTCGGTAGCCTGTTTTGCTTCTTGCTCTGTTTCAGCCAGCAAAAGACGATTATACTCTCTGAGCATTTCATCTTCTTTGCCTATTTCAGCCGACTGAGTGAGTTTAGCCGTTTGAATACCGCTTTCCTTGTCGTATCGCTCCTGTGTCCGTTGCATTTTCATGTTTAACATGTCAGTATCGGTAAACAATCCTAGCTTATGAGCAAATTCTAATTCCTTGTCTGCCATTTCGCTTAATGCTTGCATATGGTCTTTTGTAGCTTTAGCAGCTGTCTTTTCTGCCTTTTGTCGTAATGCAAAAATTTTTTCATACTCTGCTATATCGGTCTGCATTTTCTCTTTAGACGCATATTTTGTTACATCGCTTATTCCTGCCTGTGTTTTAGACAGTTCCTTTAGCTTATATATTTCTGCATATTCTTTAGGCATTGGCAAGCCGTTGTTCTTAATACTGTCAACATTACGTTCCAGCTTGTGAATCCATTCAACCCCAGCTTCATGCTTTGTATATTCTCTTTGTTGGCTTAAATTTTCAAGTTCGGCTAATATCTGTAATGCTTTGTTTTGAATATCGGCATTATCTTTATCAAAATAATCTTGTCCTCCAAATTTATAATTTGCTAAATTATGGTCATACGAACTGTTAGGGCTTTTTAACGCTTCACCTAATGAACCTATCCAAGTCGGCATCGAAAAAGCTTCAATCGCTTGCTCCAACGTCCTATGTTGCACACCCCCACGACTGTCTCTAGTAGTGACAATATTTTTTTCAGGGTCATATATACCATAATGACCACTGCTTGCACTCCAACGCCAGCCAAGCATATCACCTTGACCGGGTTTATATGTACCGTTAATAACGTCAGTATAACTATGTAACGCTCCTGCATTTCTAAAAGCGTCATCATTAATAACGCCTTTTCCGTTTGCTTGGTCTGTACTTATCCCGCCAATAGCGTTTATTCCTGCTTCGTGATATATTTCCGCCGTTAATGAATCACATTGTATGTTTGGATTAGATGTTACTCCGCCCATCCATTGGTCGCCAGTGTTAAACTTCATAGCGTTTTGTGCAACCAACGCTCCAATTCCGCTATTTCCTGTTGTCTGTACAATGTTACTACCTTTATTGCCCATTATACGGTTCCACAACAAACTATCGTCTAACGCAGTCCAGCTTTGACCTTTAGCCGTTGCAATAGCTTTGCCTTTTTCTTTTTCGGCTTCATACAACTTTTTCAAGGAATCATAGGAGGCTTTTAGTTGCTTGGCAGGGTCATTGTACTGCTTTTTACCGCCTGTTCCTTCTGCAAAACGATTATAAAACTTACGGCTTGCAACTTGTTCATTCCAAGAATCTACGCCACTTCTGACATAGTATTTGTTTAAAACATCTGCAAACTGTTCAGGAGTTTGTGCCTTACTATCAAGCACTTGTTGATATGCTTTTGCTTCACTATGTTGCAACTCATAGAGTATGAAAGATAACTGTGTTGCAATATCATCAGCACTTGCACCCATTTGTTGAGCGTAGCCTACAAGGTCATTCCACCTGTTAGAATCCCATTGCAATATTCCTCTATGACCGTCTCCGTCATCTGCTAATGGGTTAAAACCACTCTCTTGTTCCATAATGCCTAGCAAACCTAATATAGCATTTTGCGACAATACACCATTGCCGTTACTCATCAAAAAATCATACGACATGCGTTCAGGAGAATTGTCTACTTGGTGTTTTGCAGACGATATTCCTGCACTCTTACTGGTACCACGACCGTTCCCACTATCTTCAGGACTTGCACCATAAGGCAGTTCTCCCGAATCATTCTCATCTTCCCCCATGTTGCTTAAATCTGTTGCAACATTTTCAGATAACATTTGATTTTTTCTTAATTCCAATCCTGCTAGTTTAGAACGGTTTTCCGCAAGTTGATTTTCCAGTCCTGCAATCTTCTCATCGTTTCCATTATAACCATAATCAGCACTGTCATTAATACGTTCAATCCCTTTATAGACAAGAGATGAGCCTAAATCTTGTAACTTATTGCCAAATGAAGGAATTAGGTTTTTAACCTTACTTCCAACCGTCTCTATCATTCCACCAATTTTTATAAAAGCACTTCCGATAGCTCTTGTAACATAAACTATAGTATCGTTTAATATTCTCCAAGCCGTAACCTCTGTAGACAAATCTTTGATACGTTGTTCTATAGCTCTATTTTGACTTTCTGTATATTTTATTTGAGAATCTAAAGAATTGGCTAAATCCTTACGTAACTGATTGGTTTTTTCACGATGAGTTTTTTGTTCCGCTTTTATTGCTTGGCTAACATCTTTCGATGATTTTATACGTTGCAAACCATCTTCACCAACAATTTGAGCTAATTCATCTTCCGTTGCTTCTAAATCTTCTTTTGCCTTTTTGTTTTGTTGTTCTGACAACGTATTACTATCAATTTTTTCTTTCAGCTTTATATATTGATTGCCAAGCGTTTCTATAAATTGCTCTTGTTGTTTAGACATTTCAATTTCTTGTTGCAATGCTTCCTGATGGTTTTCCAACGCTTCCTTGGCTTGGTCTGTTTTTTCAATACTTTCACCGACTGCAACGTTATATCCTGCCCAGCCTGCTACCGCAACTGCAAGTACGGCTATGATAATATTTATTCCAGCCGTGGCAACTGTCATTGCCGTTGCCCATGCAGAAGTGGCAATTGTTGCTTCTGTCGTAGCAACGGTATTAACTTCTTTAGCAACTGTTTCAGCGCTTATTGCCATTGTTCCATTGCTAGTTGCAACTGCGCCTGTCTGTTTTGCCGTATTATTAGCAACCTGCGCTATCGTATCAGCCGTTGTTTTGGCAGTATTGGCAATTGTAGCCGTCCGCATGGCAACTAATGCCTTTTGGACGCTAACTATGCTTGTTGAAATTACTTTTAAGATTTTGAGCGAACCACCCAAAATAACCGTCCATTTGATTATGGAGCCTATTGTTTCATACGTACTAGCTGGTATAGATTGCATTGCACGTATGAAATTATTAACACTAATAATCCAGCTTTTTATAGCAGCAGACAATCCACCATTGCCGACATTAGTAAACAACCCTGTCACCGTAGCTCTTAACTGTTGGAAACGTTTGCTTATTGTATCTAACTGCGCTTCAATCTGCCCTGTATTAAATCCAGCAGACTGTATTGACAGATTATAGGCATGAATGAAGTCTTTATAATCACCTAGTACACTTGCAACTTTTGACCATTGGAATTTACCGCCAGAGATAGCCAGCAAATCTTTTTCCATGTTCCTAGACGTGGTATGAGATGTGGTCATTAAGTCAAGCAATACGCTTTGAACATTTCTAAAGTGCCTAGTACCGTCTGCGTCAAATTTATAAACTTCAATTCCTAGTTCATGCAAAGATTGAATTGCTTTTTTTGAATGAATCGATGAAAATAACGACTTCATACTTTCACCAATTGTTGCGCCAGCTAAGCCTGTCGTTTTTATCATAGTTGACGCTAACGCAGTCGCCGTGTCAAAGTCTACACCAACTGCCTTTGCAGCAGCAGCAGAACGCATTAAAGCGTCTGCCAAATCTTTAGCAGACGACTGTGCATTATGTGCAACTTTAGTCCACGAATCTACTACATGATTAGCAAATTTTACTGCTTCGCCCTGTTTTTGGAATGAATTAATAACGCTTTCAACTGCTCTGTTAGCAAGTGAAACATCCATCATATCCGCTACGGCTAGCTTTGCAGAGACAGAAGTTAATTGCAGAACGGTATTAATATCTTTATAACCTCTACCCCACAATACACCTGCTTGTATAATTTCTTCAACACTCATACCATAGCGTTGAGCAATCCCGATAAATTTGCTGGTAGTATCATTAAGTACAGTTTGGCTTTCATTGGCTTCATGATTAACCTGCTTAAATCCAGCCATTTCCTTTTCAACACTAGCTATCGAGCGAATTGCTTCTACTGGTATTCCCACAATTGCACCAAACGCAATGCCCGAACTCATCCACATCATGTGATGTTTTAATGATTTCATTGCGTCAGCTAGCCAGCCTGCCTGTTTTGTAGCTTTTTGCATGGACGCACTGATTGTATCAAATTGTTTAGCATATTCTGAGTATGTAATACCTTCTAATGGATTTTTAAATGCAGGGGACGCTCCAATTGCTTGCATTTGAGCTTTTAACCGTGCAAGATTAGACTGCATTACATAAAATTGTCTTTCAGACATTTGTGTGGACGTCTGAATATAACTTTGTAAGTTGCGGTAAACCGTTGCGTACTGCTTGGATAGTGCATTTATCTGAGCTTGCTCTTTTGCAAAATCTTTTTCCTTTTGTTTCGCTATAGCAGAATTTACTCTTTGCTCATATTGTAAGGCTTTTTCTCTTTCCCTAGCTTCCTTTTCTATTCTAGCCTGTTCCTGCTTATATTCTTTGGCACGCTGATTGTCTATAGCAAGTCGTGCCTTTTGCTCATATTGTAAGGCTTTTTCTCTAGAAAATTCGCCCTCTAGTTTTTTTCGTTTGGCTATTGCCTTTTCAGCGTCTAATTCTCCCGCTTTTATCTGATTATTATAATCCTGTTGAGCAGTTTTCAAGCGTTCTAATTGTTGACGAATCTGTTCAAATTTTTGTTGTAAAGTATTTAAAGAACTTATATTAGAAATGTTAGGGTTTAAACCTTTTGCCATATCGTCTTTAATAGACGACATTTGCATGTGTAGCTCTTGCGCCCTTTGTTCAAGCTCTTTTATTTGTTTAGCGTAGTTTTCAAATCCTTTTTTACTATTTTCGGCATTATCGCCTGCTTGTTTCAGCGTTGAACCAACACTTTTAGATGTTTTTGCCAGCTTTTCAGCACTGTCACTAGCCGTTTTTAGCGAATTAGATAATTGTTGTGACTGGTTAGTTATTCCATCAAATTTAACCGCACTAATTGCACCATTCAGTTCCCTGCAAGAACCTTTTGCATTATCTAGTGCTTGTTCGATTTCTATAGCCATTGTTGCGAATGAGTGTGTAACTTTTGTCGTAGCCACATCTAGGTCAATTGTTAATGCTTCACTCATTTTTCTTGCGGATGCTTCCATTAATCCGACAATTGACTTCATTTGTCTCTGTAATTGCGAATAATCTGCCGTCACAACAACTTTATATTCACCTAAATTATCTGCCATACTATTGTCACCTCATCAATCATTTGCTACTAATCTTATGACTTTACGTTTTGGTTTTCTTTGTAATTGATTAATATTTACACCTAATGCAGCACACAAACCATTCATTTGTCTTTTTTCAAAATTCTGTTGTTCCTGCTTATTGGCAAAAGTTTTATATTGGTAATTATTTACTGATGACGAGATAGACGTACTACTGCTTGAATTTCCAAACGTTCCAGCTTGCGCTTCAAAGTAGGCTTTTATCAAAGTGCCAGCAGGAGGATTGTCATGTATATATTTTAAATGTGCAAACAATCTTTCCATATCCAGCATTTCATCAACATACTGCTCTGTATATCCAAAATTAGCGGCTAGTTGCGGATATATTTTCAGCCAGCTTACTTCTTCGCTGTCACTTTTTCTACTAACTCCTTCAATCCGTTTTTTCTTGCTTCCTCTATCTGTTTTTCCATAACATTATTTTGTGCAATAAGGTACTGGAACATATTAAGCAGAGTAATAATATCTGAACAGCCATCTTCCACCAAATTTTCATCAATTGCAGGATAGTTGCGTTGTAAAGCCAGCGTAATAAGTTCTACAAGGTCAACAACACTCTCCTGCGTTAATGGCATGATACTACCATTACCACTATTAACGTCCTTCAAAATACGTTGTATTTTCTCTGTAGCGTTACCTTTGGAGTAAGCCTTTATTGGAAGTGGAGGTAACACATAGGTTTCGCCATTAAGTACAATATCTACACCGCTGAATTTAGGAGTTAATTTTTTAGTTGCCATAATAAAACATTCCTTTCGTTCTGTAAATCACATATAGAAAAAAGCCCACCTTGGTTAAAGGCAGGCTTTCCCTGTTACAAAATAACTTGCTATTATTCATCAAGATAGATATGACCAATAACATCACTTGCGTCAGCAAAAGCCGAGAATGTGAAGTCTGGAATAGCAAAATCCTCATTTTTAAAATCAAATGTAAGTTTTTCAGATGTTACACGATTTAATTCAACCACTAATGGAATCCCGTCAAGTGCAGCATAAAATTCTACCCTAAAGACAGGTGCTGTACCCATCATAGCATTTTTAATCTCAATTGTTTTGCCAGTAGAAGCAGTATAATCGAATTGATACTGTACTGCTTTTCCTTTATCTTCGTCAGAAAATTTAATGGCAATACCTGCTCCCGCTTTAGACTGCGTAGCTGTACCGCTAGTAATAGCCAGTGTGCCTGTAGTGGTAATTTTACTTGGCGTTTTACCATTTCCTGCCGAATTTTCAGTGAGCGTAAATGTTGTATCTGTACTACTAGCCGTAAAGCTGTCATTAATTGTTGCGTCCTTAGCACAAACAGACACGATGTTAGCAATAGTATCTTTAATTGTTGCACCGACCGCAATTTCTTTTGCACCCGGACTAGTAGAAGTAAATGTATATTTCTGCCCTTCAATCGTAATCGTATCGCTTGCAGCTGCATTGGCTGTTACTGTATATGTCATACTGCCAGCTATCGGTGCATTGCCAGCGTCAACTTGATACGTTCCTTTTACTGTTGGTGCAGTTTGTACTTCGGTCATTGGAACTTTAGAAGTACCACTAACATCATAAACCTTTAGCACCTTATTAAATGCGCCACCATTAGGTATATCGAGAAATACTTCTTTTTTTTCGGGAACTGTAACATTAAACGGTTCTGCAATAATTTTCATACCGTTGGAAGTTGTTCCGTTAAGAAATAGATTAATTGCTTCTGCTTTAATATCTGCATACTGAGCCTTGCCGTCAACTTTACCCTTGCCACGTGCAACCTTTACAGGAAACTGCCCACGACCATACAATTCTTTTTTATCAAAAGAAAAGTCAAAATTAGCATTTTGAAGTGTCCCAAATTCCACTGTGGTTCCATCTGCCAATTCTGCAAATAATGAACCTACGCCAAATTGATACATACGGTTTTCCCCCTCTATTATCTATAAAGTTTCAAAGGATTATATTTGATTTTCCAATCCGTCATAAAAAAATATGTTCGTGTTTGTGCTTCGTAGCATGGGCAACGACCGTCCATACAACGGCACATATCAAACTCCTTGACTTGTTTCCCCATCAGCGGTGAATCATTCAAGGTTTCAGTAACTAAATTCATTAAATATGCAATATCATCGACTACATCTGAACCTTCACCATCATCAAACTGTTTTATCCAACCGTGGATGAAATAATTTGCTTCTTCGTGCCCAGTCCTGTTACTATTGCGTATCGTGTAGTCTCTATAAATTGTTATACAGGGATATGTTGCATTTTCAGGAAGGTCTAAATACCTAGGTGATATTATTGGCACTCCATCAGCCCATTTATCCCATTTTGCAATTGCTTCGTTATCAAGCAGCTTTTGACGAATTATAGCAATTATAGGGTCATAAGGTTTTAGTTTAGTTTCCATAACCTAACCGCCCATCTAACGCTCTTATAACTTCGTCTTTATGTTTACTCCATGCCCGTTGAATAAACGGTCTAGGACGCATTTTAGTATTGCCATGCATTAAATCTTCAATATAAGGTACTCTGTCAGGAGATACGCCCACTGCAACGCTTGATTTTGTGCTATTCAAATCTTCTACACGGTCGATATTTGCGAACAAATAACCCGATTGAATATGTAACAAAGAATCGTCATTATGTGGTGGTGAATCAGCAGGATAAATTTTAGCGTATGGATGTCCTAAAATAGCTAAATCTTCTAAAGAGTGGTCTGTTAATTCCGCTTGTTGTCTAACTGCTTCTTCTGCAATCAGCCCAGCTAACATTACTCTTTCATTCATTTTAGCAACGGTTTTAGAAACTGCCTTGTCAAGATTGGCTTTTATTTTGTCTAGCCCTTCAACTGAACTCATTTAACAGTCCCCCCTTGCAAACGTACTTCCTTGTGGTGCAAAATGCTATAGTCATTAATATCAAGTACCTTCATTGCTTCATTAGTTTTTAGATTAACAACTATATCATTAGGTCTAATATCCGCTTTTACATCACAAAACATATCCATGTATGAAATGTTTGTCTGTCCTTCTTGTGGAACTATAACTACACCGTCAGCAGGTTCAAAATAACATCGTAAAACTTCATGAATTGTTTTTACTGCTGTTTTTTTTGCTCCTGTTGGTGTAAGTTCACCTTTTTCATAACGCTTGACCGTGCAAACATCGGGAAGAATCATAGATAATCCCCCCGCACACGCACATAACCGCCACCATTAAGCAATGAAATAGCACTTAATGGGAACCCTGTTGCTTCATCAAGTTTTGCGGACGATGAAATTGCGCCCCGCTCTATTTTGAGCTTGCCTTGTTGCAACATTTTTAACCCACTAACTCCTGTTTCACTAGCACTAAAGTAATCATCAAGAAGTGGAATTGCCATAAAAGCTGTCGCTTGTATCAAGTCACTAGGTATCTCACTATCGGGATAACCATAGTCATAATTCAGCGTAACAATATATTCACCATCAGGCGCATTAGTTTCTCCTACGATAACCGCATTGCTTTCATCATAGATATAATCTTTAATTTCATATTTGATTTTAGTTTTCCACATGGGCATAAAATCTATTATGTTAATTGCGTTCACAACAAGATTTTTAGGGAAAATAGCTATTCTGCCATTTTTTGCCCTTGCAAGATGTTTTTCCTTTGCGCCCTTTGTCAGCGTGAACCGTTGATGGCAATATGCTTCTACTCTATTGCTAGCCGTAACACATATACGCTCTAGTATTGGAATAGTTTCATCATTAATGCTATAACCGAATCCAGCAAGGTCATTAACCGAACAGTAAGACATGCAGAATCACCTTCCTAGATTAATGTGCTCTTTTGCAAGCAATACATGTTCAGGTTTTACCGCTACTTTACCGTCTTTGATAGCGTATTCTTCACCATCAATAAACATCGTGCCACTTTTAGCATAATGTTTTAGTTCAATCAAGCCATTATCTTTTGGTGTGTTATCCTGTACATCTTTTTTTTCAGAATCAAATACTCTTGGCTTTGGCAATTCACACCCTCCTTCCTGCAAAATAAATACACGGCGCAAAACACGCCGTGTATAACAACTACATTTTGTTTTTAGTCAATACCCGCTTTTACATTGGTAATAATTGCTTGACAAGCAGGGAAATAATGTTTAAGTGCCTCAAAGGTACGTACTTCATATTCATATTTTGGAGATGTACGAGCATATTCCAACTGCCGATAATCATAACCGCACTCTATTTCAAGAACGGACGGGATATTGGCGTTAGGATATGGTACATTATCGCACATCACAACCATAGTGCCGTTTGGCAACCACGGGTGTACTTCAATAGAGATATTTTCACCGCCAAACGATTTATTTACATAGCGTTTAACCATGTAGTTTCCTGTCAAATCGTTCTTTTCGCCATTATTAACAAATAATGTAGGTGCACCATTATTCTTAACAATTGCAGAAGTAATATCTTTCGACAACTGTTCAGAAACAAGATAACGAGTAGCTCCATTTTTGTACTGATTAAATAAGCGACTGTTAATCTCATCAAGAATTTCAATACCGCCAGCGGACGTAGTAAGTTTGCTATTGGCAAGGTCATAATACAAACCGCCACCGTTGATAATCTGCGGGATAATACCATCAAATGCTAATGGGTCGCCCGAACCATCAGCCGTAGGTGCTTTAGCTCCACCATCAACGATTGCCGTCAACTCTACTGCACTGTTAGTCGTTACAATCTGTAATGTTTCATCGCCAGCTTTTTCACCAACAAACCATGCATACGCCAATGCGCCTTTTACAGGTTTCACCGTTGCCGTAATTGACTGTCCAGCCGTTACCGTAACATCTACTGCGTCAGAAGGTTTTGTTACACCGTCATAAGCTCCAGCAATAACTTGATTGTTAGAATCAGTAGCAGGAATATTAATACCTGTCATATATGGAGACTGCGTGTTTGTTGATACTCTGTTGGCAGCTACAAGCGTTAATGCAGAAACTTTTACCTTATAAGCTTTTGCAGGAATTACAGAACTTGTATTGCTTACTGCTGATACGGTAGGAGTAGCAATATCCCCTAAAGACTGCGTGTTACCACCGAGGATAATTTTTTCTTCTTCTGTCATTACACGGCGCAAAAGATTTACCGTTGACGTAGCTTTTACATCTTGGAAATTGCGCCCCGCAGCTTCACTCTCAAAAGTTACTGAATCCTGCAAACCAATAACTTTAAAGCTAGCTAATTTATCCTGTACCTTGTAAGTCATGCTATTACCACGCACGCCCTCAATTGCCGTTGCTTTGCCAGCAGCGTTTACATCAGTGATACATTTCCAATGAGTAGAAGTGCCAGTTTTAGACAGTTTACGAGGAATAATATTGCGCAATGGCGACGCAAACGGTACAAGTTGTTTTGCTGGTGCTTCAAGAGAATACCCCATCAAGCCCGTGCCTGTATCAATTGCTTTGCTTAACTCTAATGCATTTTTTGTACTGTCAATCGTTTTTTCTAACGAATCATTCGTGGTTTCGAGAATACTCATGTTGTGTTTCCCCCTTTTTATTATTTAAACATTTTTTTTAGTTCTAATTTTGCAAGCTGTTCTGAATATGCCTGTTTCATGACTGCACTATCTGCTTCATCACGCAACTTGCGTAACATGTCAGCTTCATTATTTGCAGTTTCTTTTCCATGCATAATGCCAACAGTTTTATCCATAGCCATAGTATTGTTAGCAACAATAGCGCCCCCTTGCATAGGCATGTTTCCTAGCTCATCAACCTGCTTGCGTAAATCGTCATTATCAGCTTTAAGGGCGTCAAACCCCTTCTTTAGCTCATTAATAACATCTATAGCCTTTGCAAGTTGTTCACTTTCAACCGCCTTAACATTGGTGTTGTCATTGTTGCTATCAGCTTTATTTAAATCGTTGTCAGCGTCCGATTTTTCAGCTACACTTTCAACGGCTTTTGCACATTTATCACATTTGCAGTACAAGCCTTTTTCAACCATTTTATGAAAAAGTTTATTGCAAGAATCCTTTATTTTATCGTCAGCGTTTTCTAAGGCTTTTTCGCAATCCTTGAAACAGTCATTAGCTGATTTTACATCTGCTTTTTCAGCTGGTTCGATGGTTTTATCAGCTTCATCGTCAGCAGACTTTTCATTTTCTTTTTTATTATCAGCAGGTTTTTCGTCGTCTTTGTTCTTTTCATCATCAGGTTTCACCGCTTTTTTGATTTCATTAATCATTTCAGCCTTAAACGACTTTAACATTTCCCCTACTTCTTTTTTCATTTCATCTGTCAATTTAATTTCCCCCTTATTTCGTAATACTTTGTGTTCACTTGAACCATCCGTTTTTATATACTCAACAATAGCCGTACTGCAACAAGGATTGTCTACAAGTGATATTTCGGCTGGAATAGCTTCATAATGGTATCTGTTATCATCGTCAAACCATTGATGTCCATATGTACCGCCTATGCTAAAAGCATTTAGAACGCCAGCTTTTACTAATTCCCAAGCGTCATTATCAACAACCTTGGCACATATATCTATAGCTTTTTCATCATCATTGAAAACAGGAGGTTCAATTAATTTGCCAATAGCCTTATGAGGGTCATGTTGTTGCCTTAAATTACCATAAGACTTTCCCTGTGTACGTTTTGCAAAATCATCACTCCAAGCCTTGAAATTAGGTTTTGAGCTTTGATAATCCATAATTTCGCCCGATTTATCTTCTATTTCCTGTGTAGCCCGACCGACTACTATACGTTGTTCTTCATCTATTTTATTAAGTGGTATTTTTACGTTAAAATTCACGGTATACACCTCTATTCTTCGTCAATACCGCCGTTAATATCTATCATTTCTTTGCCAATTAAATGAAACTGCCTAATACATCTAGGATGTTCAATTGGATTAGCCATTGCATAATCTATACTCCAAATCTGACCATTAGCCATTGCGCATACTGCGTCATAATTAATTCCATCTGTAACATATACTGCTTTGACATCATCAGATTTTTTAGCTATTCCTAACGATAATGCATTTTGCAATGTGTAGTATTCCGTCATTGCTATTGTTTCTGCCCTGTCAGGAGATAACGCATAACCATCTTCCAGCCCCTGCCGTATATCCTCAACGCTATTTGCTTTTACAAACATATTGCCTAACTTATCTTCTGTTACACGATTTAATTCTTTGCTTAAAAAATCTAACCGTTCATTGATTGACGTGTCTTTTATTGCCTTTATATCGCTTTTTGGTATTTTACCGCCTATTTTGCGTATTTCGCTTTTAATCTGATTAAGTGATATATTAGAATATCTGTTTAAAATGACCTTCATTGTTTCATCGAGACGTTTCCTGTAGTCGTAGTCTCCCAAGAGAATCAGCAATAGTAAATATTTTTTTGCATTTCCCTGTTGCTGAAAATCTTCTTCACTTAACTCATTTAAACAATCCTCGATATACTGTTTTATGTCATTAAAAACATTATTTAAATCGTTTTCGCTCTGATTAATAGCGTCATTTACCAATGCTTCATATTCAGCAATCAAAAATATATCATCAATCGTTTCAACACTGTCTGCTTTTTCTAACTGGCTGCATATCTTATCATAAATTTTGGCGGGAATTATATCAGTCTCAAATTTTCTTATATTTGTGCTCTTTTTTTTTACACGTTTTACCACAAAGTTATGAAAAGCTCTCAATTCGTCATGTATAGCCTTTTGAGACTGTTCGTTATTAACAGTAGTATCATTATCGTTACTAGGCTTTTTCTTTGATTGTGGCTCATTCTGAGCCATTTCAGCCCTGTTTGCTTCACGGATTTTATTCTCAAGGTCACTTTGATTGCCAGCCTGCACATTTCCAAACTGTAAAGCCTGTATCTGTGCTTCAGTTTTAGCCTTAATGTATTCTTCTGTTAGAAGGATAACATCATTACCAACTTTCAACATAGGTGGAGTGCCATCTTTTAGCCCTGTTATTGGAGGCATCCCTCTTTGGGAACGAACTTCATCAATTGTCAGAATACCGCTTTGTACAAAATTAACATCACGATTGATTGACATGGCAGCGTCCTCACGTTTTTCACCAATATAAGCGAATTTTAAATGCTTATAGCCTAATTCGTTCTGAATTATATCTGTAAACCACTCGTTAAGGAAATTTTCAAGTGGTGCTAAACCTAATTCAGTCTGCTGTTCGTCCTGTAGCTGTCCGGTTGACCTGTTCATCATCATAATGAACTGTTGTGGATTTACACCAAAAGCTATAGCAACTATTCTAGCTATCCATTCGTCATATTCAACATCAAATTTATGCTCTTTTGTTGCAGTATACTTGCCTTTCGGCAAAAATTTAAGTTTAAACCGTTCTTTCAGCCGTCCCGCCATTATATCGTTATACAATGTTGCGAATTGCTGAATCTGGTCAACTGTCATGTCCTCTTTATCAAAAGTAAATATACCGCCATCAGGCGTTGTACCGTCAGTATAAAATTGTAAATTCATAGAATCACGGCGCAACGCTATATTGATTTTCATTAATATGGTTTCTATTGGTGAAGTACCATATCTTGAAAATGTTCTAGGGTATCTTGGACGATATGAAATGTCATTTATCGTGAATCCAAGTTCTTTTGTTTCCTTATCGCCATTAGAACCGTATGGTATACCGTAAATAATTTGCTGGTAAGCTGCATAGGGTGGCATTGGAACACGACCATATACATCAATCAATGGCTTTATTGTTGCGCCGTCAACATATTCAAGCGAATACAGTTTACCATTGCGGGAACGCCTTTTAAATATACAGGCAGCATCAATAGAGAGACAATCATACAAGATAGGTTTTAGCCAGTCATTAAATAAATGTACCTTATCAGGACGCTTAAAAAATTCCTTTACTTTTTTTACATCATCTTCGTGATGTTCCCTATCATTTTTGTCAGCAACTACAATATCCCACTCATCACCGCATACTTGGTCAATCATCATTTTTATGCATAGTGCAGTAACATCATGACTTGACGCAACATTTCTCAAGACATTGAACGGCAGTAGTGCACCTTCATTTTCCGTTCTAGGAGTAGTAACAAGATTACTGCCTACTTGATATTGATACTGCCAAGGATTAAAGCCTTGATTAGCCGTTGTCATTGGATTAGAAGGTGAGAACTGCCCGCCATTATTATAGATTGACTGCTTATCATCATTAGAATTGGCATTACTCATACTTTTTGCCTTATCTGACAACGATAAAGTATTTGCAATTGCCTTTTGTAGTGTTCCTATAATATTCATGCTCCCCCCCCTTCTTTTAGGCAATAAAAAAGCGCACTGCTAAAAGCAATACGCCATTTGTTTTTTATCTCATGATAATATCATATCATGCTTTTTTCACCTTTTTATACCATATAAAAACATTTTAGAAGTCAAAACAACCGTGATATATAGCTATTCTTACCGTTGTATCAATTATTTTCGACTGCCACTCTCTCAAGGTCTGTTCAGGTATAACAGTATCATCATTTCTGCAATAACGCCTTGAAAACCACTCAGAATAATGGAACTGCACGTAGTTTATCCAGCCGTTTCTTCCCTGTTTAGGCATTTTCATGTTTATATATTCTGCTTCACGCCGATATTGGAGGAATACAGCCTTTTTTTCAGATAAGGTTTGTTCCATTTGTTCTATTGCCATAATCCACTTTTTTATCCGTTCAATATCGCATAATGATAATGCTTTTTGTTGTGCAGGATTGCTAACTCCCGAACCGTGCGGTAGTCCGTCTATCTTAGACGCTCCAATAAAGCTAATATTCATCATAGCTTCGTTATACTGTTTGTGCAAATCATCAATATGAAGAACCATATATAACGCTTTTTTGTTCTGCCCTTTTATATCTGTGATTTTTATTGTTTTTCACCTGCCATTCTTTTCATCATTTCGATGTAACTATTAATAGAACCATCACCTGTTATCATTTTACCCCACTCAACTAACGCTTCTACACCATCATCATGTTTGTTTTTACCTTCTTTCGAAAATCCCATTACCGCTGCGTAAAATTCAGGATATTTTTTATCCCAATTTTGGGGAAAATACACATGATTTATTATAAATGTACTGCCTGTAAGTATACGTGCCATTTTATTCTCTGTTTGGTGGAACCATGATATATTAACCTGTTTTGTATGGTATTTATCCCATATTATCTTTTCAACATTGCGAGCAAATCCTTTACCACCATTATTAGACTCAATTTTCGCATTGTTTACTTTGTTCTCATACAGTTTTTTAGCAAGTTCAGGCTCCGTAACTTCCATATTGTCCTGCGTGAAGTAAATATCGGTTATATAACCTTCTCCATCTTTTATATAGCCAATTATGCAAGCTAAATAATCTTTACCTTCATCTGCCGTGTCACAATACGCTATGCAACCTTCTGTTCCTTCGGGTAAAATATCGTATGTTTTTAGTTTAGTAAACAAACGACCTTCAACGTCCATAGGAACCTGTAAATAGTTGGCATTAAATATGTTTGTGTCCATGCTCCCTGCTAGTTTCTTGCATTTTTCATAGCTCAGAATATCTGGGCACAACATTTCGCCTTTATACCATACAGGAATTGATAGAACCAACCAATCATCACACATTTCAGGATTATTAAGAATACGCCCGCACAAGTCCTTGGTACTCCATCTTGTATGATTGATTATATTAATTGAGCCTTGTCCTTCTTCTTCCTGTCGCGAAAGAAAAGTACCTGTATACCAATCATATATCCCTTGCAAAACATTATCGTTATACGCTTCATTAGCGTTCTTTACGGGGTCGTCTATAATTGTGCAGTTATGGGTTAATATTTGTTCAGCAAAGAAGTTGCTTGTTTCTTCAACTTGAATGTCATACAACTTGTATTCTTCTCCGCTTTCAATTTCAATACTGATGATTTTATCGGGCTTAACAAGTGATGTATTCTCTGGTGGCAACTCTTGCATACAGTAATCAAATTCTTTGGAGAATTGTTCGCTATATCCTCGTCTATATGATGACATACAAGGTTTGTTCGCTTGATTGTTTGCCCTTTCCAATAAACAATGCTTATTTTCTCCGTTCTTCCACAAACTTGACATATATTCCCGTCTCTTGATAAAATCACTTTTCTCATTTCTCGAAACTGTTTCGCATAGCTTTGACCATTTTTGTAGTCGGGATTGCCCTTCCCAGTCATTCTTAGGGAATGTGCTTTGTTGGCACATTCCCTTGAACAATACTTTGTCAAGTGATTTATAGGTTTGAACATTTTCTTGCACATTGGACAAGTTTTCTCTGCTAATTTTTCTTTGGTTTTCTTCCTCCCTATTGCTTGACATGCTTGAGAACAAAACAGTTTCCCCGTATGCAGTTTTCCCCCACAAACAATACAAGTTTGTCTTTGTGTCGTTTTTTTCTGCGCCATATTTGCACATTCTCTTGAACAATACATTTTTTTGCTTGTATTTTTCTTTAACGCCTTGTTGTACTCGTCCATTGGCTTTAGAAACTCTTTCCCGCAATGAGCACACTTTATCTTTATTGGCAGTTTTCGTAACATTGTGTAGCATTTTCGGCACAATAGTCCCCTGCCACCCTTTACTGCCCCACAAATTACACATTTTTTGTTCTTCTTGCTCTGTAACGGTGTAGAAATAATCGCCTTTTCTAAAAGTTCCAGCTTTTCTAAACTTTCGTCCGTCAAAGAATTTGTGGTCTTTAGAACACGCAATTTCTCTACCACCGATTGTCTTGAACTTAATGATTTCATTTGTCAAAACCTCCTGTGACGCTAGTATCTTTTTATATACTAGTTTATCACATTTAGTGTCTAATGACAGTATTAAGTAGTTATCTATTTGAGAACAAATTTGTTCAATTGGAATGTTGCCTTTGTTCGTTTTTACATGTGTCCCCGCTAAAATGCAGTTACCGCCGATGCCTGTAATAGTTCCTTCTAAACCTGTACCAAGGTAATTGAAAAATGAGCCCTCCAATGCCCATTTCATAAAGCCAGCGTTACCTTTGGCTATTCGTGTATTAGGAAATATGTCAGAATACACAATATCCATAGGATTTACTTTCATTTTCATGATACCGTCACGAACATATCTTGACATTGATGAAGCTAGGTCTGTGTTATATGATACTGTGATAATACGGTTTTTTAACGACCTGCCTAGAATCCAGTCACAAAAATTAACTAATTCCCTTGATTTGCCGTGTCTAGGAGGCATGTTTATCATAAGTGACTTGTATACCTTCCTGTCCTTGATACTATCCCAATCTATTGTGTCTCTGAACCATTGCGGAATCATTGGCATATTGACTATACTTCTAAATCGTTCCTTTGTCAGCTTTCGTTCATAGAGATACTGCAATACCCATGACAGTAACACCAAATGCCACCTGTTAGCCTTATAAAAGTCAGGTGCAATCACACAATTAAACGCCCATAGGCTTTTACGGCATTTTCTTATAAGTTGTTCTCTTTCAATTGCATATAACTGTTCAAACTCCCTGCGCTCTTTACTTACCCTTGCCATTTTTAAAATCCTCTTATAAGCCGTTCACGAACCGCATAATACAAGTGCCAATAGATGAAGTTACCTGCCGTTTCTTTAGTGACAAAGTTGTAAGAGAAGTTATATCTGACCGAAAATGTTGCCAGCGCTGCCAAAAATGCTTTAGCACTTAGCCCCGTACTATAATTGCCATTTACCAAATCAGAATACGTGCCATTTTCTACCATAAGTATAATCTGTGTTCCTTTTGCACGTATCAGTTCATTCTCAAACCGTTTACGTTCTTTTGAGAGATTGCCACTTAATTCCTCTAAGCTAGCCTTACGTTCTACTACAATATCATCGCTAAAGACTATATCCCTTGGAATACCTAATTCATTGTCAGCGGGAATCATGCACGTGTAATCACCACAATCAAGTGCTTTTGATTTCCATACTATTTTTTTCTTTGAAAAGTAATCTGTTATCTGCTGGTTTTCTTTTTCTCTAGTATCAACTAAAACAACTATTGTTTTTAACAATTTTTTTATTTCAGAATCACTGTAATTATACTTCATTTTTTACCGTTTTTCCCCTGCAAATTATATTCCTTGGAATGTAATATCCATCTTTATTTTTTTTTAGGAATTTATTCTTTTTTAAATTGCATAATATTCTTGCCGTTTGACGTTCACTCATTCCTATTATTTCTGCTATTTCTTCTCTTTTAAGTGATGGATATTTCCCTAAATGTTTTCGCCTTTTTATTAACCGCCCTGTGTTCATTTCTATATACTTCGATAAGAACACTAATGTAGATAATTGCGAATCAACATTTCCTACAAATTTTCCACTTTCGATTATGCTTATTATTTCTTCATAAAATAACATCGCATACGGCTTTAATCCGCCTGTATAGTGTCCTTTGGATATTTCATCACTTAACGCACCTTCTAACACTCTTTTAGGCAACCATTTAGTGAGTAACTCTTTCCCGCTCTTGCAATCTGTCACATGCAACAAGATACTGTTTTTAGCCGTTTCATAGCTGATTATTACCGTACGTTGTTCAACTTTAGAATTTTTGTCTAAAAACACACTTGACAAGTCACTATTTTCTCGATCCAACCGTTTTACCCTTTTCTAGTTATTTTTGATTTTTTTACACGTTTTTGTCACATTGAGAAAGTGTCATGATACCTTTACTATACTAGCACCATGACACTTTCCTGTTGTAAATTGCTTATATATATACCTTTTTTATGGTTTCGGTATATTTTTGCTACTATCGGCTTGCAAATTTAATGCTTTTTTGAAAATATTTCGGTGAAACTAATACCGGTTTTTCGCCGGTTTTTTGGAAGTTTTTAAGGGGGGCGGGGGTGTCGTCAGCCCTTGCTCTACCTGCCGACTTCCGATAACCATGCTTATCGGAACTTAAACTTTTTCTCTTTATGTAAGTATCATAGCAAGATAAAAGCTTTTTTTCAAGCATAAAGACCGCTTTTAGTCGCTTTCAGGCGTCACGTCAATAATATTTTTTTGCGACTGTAAAAGCTTTTCGTGCTCTTTAGCTAAATCATCATCGCTCATCGCTGAAATGAAAAAATTATTGTTGGTCGTGCTTTGCGTTGAAGTCTGTAAATCGCCTAAAATCGAAAATAAAAGCGTGGCTTGCTTACTGTTTTTAGCTGCACTCTTTATCATACTGTCGAGCAGCTCTGCACGTCTTGAAGCGTCTAAGCCCAGCATTTCATACTTTTTGGCTTTTTCTTCATCAGATATTTTACTATCTAGCAAAATATTTAATATCTCTTTTGTCGTCTTTTTTTCTCGTCTGGCTTTTCCGCTTGCTATGCCTCCAGCTTTTGAAATTTTTTTGCGTTCTTCAAGGCTTCTTTTTGCTAAAGATATGAGCCCCGAGCCCCGCCCGGTTTTTACGTCTTTTTCTTTTGCTTTCTTAGTAGTCATGCCGTCATATCCTTTCTTTTTTTTGACTGCTTTCTCTGTGCTTTTCTTTTAGTATATCATATCAAAAAAAAATGCATAAAAAAAAGATACTTTATAGTATCTGATAAAGAAAAAATAAAATAATTTTTTGCATAAAAAAAGCACGCTTTGTAGCGTGCTGGATTTTTCTAGTCATTATCATACACTCGATGCATTTCATCGACTTTATCATCCCACTTGTGATAAGTGTATTTTGTAGATAGACAAATAAAGAAATCGCCGTCATGAACTCCATCCTCAATGTACGCAATTTCACCAAGCTCTATATAAAATGTGAGATAGATACTTTTTCTGATAGCAAGTATCTTTGCATGTGCTAAATCTTTACTACGAAAGACTTCTTTTGTACGTGAGCCTGATATAATTTCGCCATGTCCTTGCGTTGCGTACTCGTACATCACGTATGTATTTTTTTTAGATGTTGTTTTCATTTTCTTCTTCTCCTTCTTCCCCGCCATCATCATCAGACGGCAAGGCTACGACTTCTACCTCGTCGAAAACTTCTTGCGCTTTGATAGCGTACTTTTCCGCCAAGTGTCTACTACTGAAAAATTTCGTAGTAGTACACTTCACTGCTAGCACAGTCTCTCCATGCCCCAAGAGGGGTTACAGTCTGCTACGAAATTCCAGCAGCCATCGTCAAGAAAGTCCAGCTCTCTATCAGTAGCTTCTTCCCAAAGACATCCACAATACATTTTGAGTTTCCTCCTTTTTATAAAATCCTCAATTCGCGTTTAGCAGCATAATCAGTGAAATATTTTTTCACTTCAGGGGAGTTTGCCGCCATTTTTATAGTATCCTCCTTCATCTTTAACACCATAGCGTCTTTACCGTGAATGTTTTTATACTCTTGGTAGTCTGCTTTGTCTACCTTAATTCCGAACATACGTCTGACTTGACTTCGGCTAAGCCAAACCCTTTCAACATGCTTACCGTCATCGTAAGTCATGTCGACACCGATACCAGAGTAATTGCAGTTTTTCATATACTCATCAAGAGTATCATATATCGGGCGGGGATCCCAATTCTGCGGAGGGTCCCACTGCAAAAATTTGTAATTTAAAGTTTCATTTGCCGTTTTCATTTCAATTCTCTCCTTTTATTAAATCCCCCGCCATACGGCGGGGCTACTGGTTACATGATTTTATATAAGTCTTCAAGACTTTTTACCGTCGTGCCGGCAAAGCCATCTTTACCAAGCAGGCGGTCGGGCTCTATCTCGCACGAGACATTATATGTGATAAAGTCGACGATATTTTCTTCTATCGCTTCATCACACCTCGTCGGCGTAGAGCATGTAGGCAAGCAGTCCCAGTACTCTTTTACGTACTGCCACACCTTATCTTTGGTGCTTTCGCTGGCTTCCGTCCAAATTTTATAGACGAAAGCTTCTAGTACTTCCTGCCAAGCGGCGTTGCATGCGTCCTCGTCGAACGCAAAATTTTCATACTCGTATAAGTCTTCATATTCGTATTTTTCCATTTTCTGCTCCTTCCACCCCGCCAGCACGGCGGGGATTACATCTATTTTTATCTTTAGTCATCGTAGCTCGCGACTTTTTAAGTCTTTATGCATAGCTCTATCACTTTACAGTAACTTCCTACGTCCCCGTGTCTCCTGCCACATGACAGAAGTTTTTGTTTCAATGTTTTTTTCGGCGTTTTTCCGGCGTCGCCAGCGCCATCTTTTTTCGATATAACCCGCCGTCCTCCTATGTGGCGGGATAATCTTTACTCAAGCACTTACTTTATGTAGTGCTTTTCTTGACTACATGTATATAGTATCATATTTTTAGTGTTTTTGCAAGTACCTTTTGAAAACTTTTTTTATTTTTTTCAAAAAAAAGATAGCTGCATAGCTATCAGAAAAAAAGTCGCTTTATTATATATAGGAAGCTTTTAGCTGAATTTTTCCGCTTAAAATTCACTTTTGTAAAATGTTATATTCTTTAAAGATAAGTCTGGTGCTTTCAGGTCTATCCTTGATGATACGAATTACTTTTTTTAGTATGTCTTTTTCTTTTGCTGTACATGCCAAAGTTCGTCCAGTTCTGGTATCATCTTTTTTAGCTCGTCCTGTTGGTACACTTCCAAGTTGGCACGCAATTTGCATAGCTTTTTTCTCATCAGCTTTCAGAAGCCGGCAAAAAGGTATTATCAGTTGATATTCAGTATCATTCGCACGTACTTTGAAGTTTCGTCGTCTTTCATAGCTTGCCAGCGGTCTCCCTGCTCCGCCCTTATTTCCAATTGCATTTTTAGGGCTGCTATAGGCTCTCTTATCAATTTTTCCTTCTTTAGTCATTCTCATTCTATAACTCTCCATATTAGCAATATTTTAAAAACTTTTGGCTCAATGCTCTATATCTGCGTTCTGTCAGAACTGTTGACGGAACCGCCCATATCTGCGTCCTGTCAGAACTGTTGCAGCTATGGTATTCGGCTGATTATTCAAATTTTGGCGATACGGTTAAGCCTGACTTCATATCTGCGCAAATTGCCATTCTCATATTCACGGTCATTCCATCGCCACGATGAGATAATCCCGCAACGTTTCAATTCACCAAGCAATTGTTCATAGCACCACGGCACTTCAATAGTAGCCGTCAAATTACCCTGCGGAATGAGACAACCGTACTTGTCATTAAGTGATTTATGACATTCTTTGATTATCCTGTTAATTGCATTTTGTCTATTTTCTTTCATCGCCAATGCACTTTTACTCATCTCTACTCCCCCTTATTTCAGTTATAAATACAAGCACTTATTTTCACCTGCACTATAATAAGCTTTTAACTATTACAATGTATTATACAAGCACTTATGTTATGTTTAGTATAGCATAAATCATTAATAAACGCTATACTTCAACAAAAAATATTTCAAAATTCCCCTGCTATAATCACTTGCAGTCTGTCAGATTATAACAAAAATATGTTAGCAACATAAACAAAGCTATCATTACATTACCTTACGTACCACCTTTATATTGCAATTAACTATGTAAAACGATATAATAACATTATCTTCCAATAATCATTTTATTTTTTCTTACCCATTCACATAAGTTTTATTCAATTAACCTCCTTAGTAGCGAAAAATAACTTGTACTGGCTTTTGGCTCGCTGGTGCAGGTTATTTTTTTGCATTAATTTTATGTGCTGCTGACTGTAGTTTTTAAGCACGTCTTTTGCTTTTTATTCGATTATTTATATGTTTATATATATTTATATCCCTGCCGTTCAAAAATTGATTACAAGCTAAATCAAGGCGAATATACGGAAGTTTACGGATATAATGTTACATATTAATCAACTGCCTGCGTCTTTAGGTACATGATTGAATTGGATATATAAATCTCATCGTAAATTTGCAAAATAAAAGACAGAACTGCCATGTGGGGGTAGCTCTGTCGAATTGGATAGTGAAATTTGAATTGCCTTTTCTGATTTTCTAAACGATTTTTGCCTATACGGGGAGGATTAACCAATTAACGGACAACTATTTATTTCATGGTCAGAAGAAATAAATAACCACGCAACTAACGGCTCAGCCGATTAAATTGCATAAAAAAACCGCCCTTACGGACGGTTCGTAGCCACCTATTCGGCGGAAATACTGTAAATAAACAATAATCATTCCTAAACCGCCTGTTCGGCGGAAATACTGTAAATAAACAATACTCATTTCTAAGCCGCCTATTCGGCGGGCTACAAACATATTATAGCAAATGGCTTTACTTTTGTAAAGCATTATTCGTATGGTACAAATTCACCGTATCTGAAACCCGATGTATTCGTGATTAATGGCAGGAAAACAACAACTTATTCAATCGGTTCAGCAGACAATTTGCCGTTGCCAATCGTGTTCAAGTGCAATGCGTGTTCATACATCGCACCTTCGACAACCCGACATTCATTTTTACCGCCAGCATTGAAAGTGTGAACGGCACTGGCTGGCACGTAAAATGCACCACGGCGTTTTACGGAGTATGAATTAGTGAACGTATAGTCCCAGTTCATACCTGTTACAATGTCCATATTGACTACGGGTGTTGTTCCAACGGCGACTCTAAAGAATACTTTGTCGCCTTTTCGAGTTGACTGCTGGAAATCAACTTGCCCTCGTAAATCTTCACCGTTGTAAGTGAAGTTGACGAAAATATTTCTTTTAGCCATTTTATTTTTCCTCCTTTTTCATCGCTGGTGCTTTTAGCCCAGCTTTTTCGTAGCAAGCTTGTCGTATATACTGAGCAAGCGACAAGCCGTGCTCTTGCGCAAAGCCTTTTATAACTGCACGCTCCCCAACAGGGACACTGCAACTCAGCTGCTCGTAGTTCGCAGAGTTGTATTTGTTATTTGCCCGATAGCGGGCAGGTGATATTTTCATGTTTTTATTCTCCTTTCCAAAAAGATGAGCCAATATTTATTAACTCATCTTGGCATAGCTGCTTTACACCTCGCGCAAGTAAATCAGCCACTTTTTCGTCCAACTCATCTTGGCTGTCCATAAAGTCGACATAAGCCGTCACTGCACTATTAATGCGCCGTTGGGTCAGCGGATGGATTTTTTCATCGCAAAAAGCCATAAAATCTTGCAACTCTTTCAAAAGGAGTTGCTTTTTCAACTCAATTTGAACTTTTTTCATTTTAATTCCTCCCTTTATTAACGTCCTGCCAGCGCCAGCCAGCAGGACTACTACTTAATTTTCCAAGATGAAAAGCAGACCGTCATGAGTTACTTTACCGTCAACAGTAATATCATCGTAAAGTGGGTCGTTTTCATCAACGATGATGTTGCCATTGACTACATCGTGTTTAACGCAATTGTCGAGGTAGTCTGTAAGCATATCGACGATGGCATCATCGTCATGTTTGCGAATAGCTTCTGCTATATCGGGGTCTTCAAAGAAGTGACCATCGACACGATAAGAGCCATCTTGCCATAAATCTCTAACGGCATTTTTTAGAACATCTTTGTAAGTAAACATGATAAACCTTCCTTTCTCCCGCATAAGCGGGAAACCACTTGTTTTTTTATCTTAGGTTGTTTCCCTTTCGATGATTTTATTGTACTCATATTAGTACATAATGTCAAGTCTTTTTTAATTTTTTTTGTAAAAAAATAGAACCGTGTTTTTTCACGGCTCTATCATAATATTATTTCAATACAGCTTTACCACGACAAATTTTGTACTCAGATATAGTTTCAACTTTTTGCGAACCACACCATTTCCAGCCATTTTTATCTGCTCTTTTGTCTAATGCTTCCTGTGCTTCTGTCATCGTATCATAGCCATAACCCCTGTCTAACCTCTCTAAAAAACCACTATAAAATATCCCTGTTTTGAATTTTCTTAAGCCTTTTACAACCATTATTCGACTATTGCCTAAAGCGTATATAGATAACATCCTTCACGTTCCTTCCTTACAATTCATCAAAATCTTTGATGAATTTAAGCCAATTAATGGTATATAATGTACCAAACTCTAAAGATTCATAAGTGACTGATTGGGTTTTATCGTCTATTTTAACAATCCTTGCTTCTGTATAATATCCCTGACCTTCATTTTGGATAAATCTACAATACTTCCTGTTTTTAACATAATTTTTGAACTTCATAAAAACCTTTTTGTCATAGTCTTGTAAAAATTCATCTAGTGCTTTTTCTCTGTCGTTTGTTGCTAAACTTTTTATGCTGTCAAAACCTTCTACGCTGATAACTTTTGTAAATCCAGTCTTTTCAAGTTTTTCTAGTCTATCAATTTCATGTTGTGTCATTTTTCTTACACTAAACAACGGATTTTTTGTTGTTTTTTCTATATTTTCCATCTTTTTCAATACCTTCTTACCTAGTATCATCATCAATTCCCAACTCATTCCCCACTCCGTATTAGTTACCACAGTGAATATACAATTAGATAGACTAGCGCAATAAATCCTATCGCTAAACCACAAAAAAATAAAAATATTTCTTCAATCATTTTTCAGCCTCTTTCAAATACGCTTCTCGCATTGATTCAAACATCTTAATAGCACTAAGATATTCTAATCTATATCTTTGATATTCTTCATTTTCACTGTCAGCTGGATAAACCTCGTCTATTCTTAGTTTAAACTCATCTAGCGTACCTCCTTTATAGTTGTTCCAACAGCCACAGCGAATGTTGTCGTAATCTGCAAAATATAAA